CCGTTCTTTATCAAGAAATACTTCATAGCTATGTAGTTTAGTGTTGTGTTGCCTAAACCAGTATCCATATCCCCCGAACCACGGCATTGTTCAAATCGAAATTTGATATTATTACTCGTGTACCCTTTCTTAACGAGTTTCTCTGACCATAAGGCACTGTATACCTCAAAATCCGCCTTATTGAGTAGTTTCTTCATCAACAACAATTCCATACACAATACTGGGTATCTTTGAGACCCCTCAAACTTGGAAAAATCGTTTTCTAAATACCACTCACCAACTAGCCTCTGGAAGGCCTCACCACGCTCTTTGAAATTTTTGCCTTTAGCTACCTGAGGTAGTTTTGTAAATGCATGCTCTAATGGGGTCGTGAAAAGACCGTACAATAAATTAAACCTTGGGTCACGGCCCATAATAAAACGGGGTGACTTTGTAGGATCATTGTATTTCTCAAGTTTTATGAAGGCTGACATTCCAGATATATCTTTAAGTGTCCGTCTATGATTATAGACATCATTATAAGCTTTTGTATATCTAGATCCCATTCTACCTTTCTTATCACCTAGAAATTCTTCGATTCCTATTGGACCATTAAAGTGTGGTCTTAGCTCATTGGCTAGGTTATTTATTATTCGATCAATCAACGACCAGTCGAGCTTGGCCATCTCTGGTGTCTCTTTCAAGTACCTTTGATGAAAGCTATTCATTTCATTGTGCTGGCAGTTGGTCATTACAGTGACGGGTAATCTCCCTAGGAAATTAAGGTCAAAGCATTTGTAAAATGCACCTTTGCAGTCTAACGACCTCATGGCATAGTCATTATTGGTAACTGTAGCGTGTTTCCAACTAGCAAAGGGTTTATTAACAAAACTGTTGTGCGTACATGTTTTGGGAACTGATTCCATGAGTAATGTCAGAGTTTTCCTGTTCTGTGGTTCAATTCCATACCACAACGGGAAATCGCTCGGTCGCCCTATACAACCTATGACCTCTTCACGCCGACGTGGGTGACGTAAAAAGGTGATTTTGGATCCTCTTCAGCATTAAACCTTTTTGTTTTCGGTCTGCTTAATGGATTCCCAGCATTCCTACTAAACAGTTGAGATTCCTCAATCAAGAGGAATGTGTTATCGACTTGGTCGACTGCTTTCTGAACTGTAATAAGGAACCGGTTGACTAGGGCAGGTGTGTCCAACTCGAACTTCTCTACCTCTGACCACTTCAAGCCCACCTTCCTCAGGTGTTCGACGCACAATTCCCGACTAGGGTAGGAATAGTGTTTCTGAACCCGTAAATGACAATATAACTCGTCAATTACTAGTTCATCCGCAACTACCACCCCTTTCTTAGTCTCGGGCTCTTTCTCTTTGACATCGAACAATCTACCAATAGTGTGGTTGATTTTCTTTTCAACGTCAAATTTAGACTCGTGCTTAACAAACCCTGGTATGTATCTATGATACCATGCGGGCCTGACCGACATGGTATAAGATTGGGACTTTGTCCCCTTGCTTTTCGTGGCCGACTCCACAGGTTCAGCTTTTTCGCCAGCTGGCTCTAAAACCTTGTCTTTAACCAATACCTCCTTGTACTTGGTTGGTGTCATAATTATGTCGGTGGGTTGTGGAGCTGCGAAATCCGTTTGCACAGAAATCTCATCGTGATTAAGGATGTCATCCACTGTCTGAGTCCCATGACACATTTTGTTTGGCCTAGCCCTTGGTAACGTATTCCGCTCATCCTTTACGAGCAGTTTGACGTCTGCTCTTATCGGGGGGGTCCACGGTAACCTAGCCCTAGGTAAAGTATCCCTCTCGTCCTTGGTGTCGAGTTTGACATCTCGTCTCTCATGGACTACCGGTTCTAGTATTTCCGGCTCGGGGACTATCCTGGGTCTTGCGACTGGCAAACTATCCGCCTCTCTCAACCTGAACCCTCTCTTTCTAAACTCGAAAGAGTCCACATCAACCTCTACCGGGACTGACTTGGCCACCTCAGGGCGTGATTCTGTCACTAATAATATGCGTGACAATTCACCTTCGGCAGCATCTGTTGTTGGGTCTGTTTCAAGTGGTTCCTCCGCTTGGTCTGCATCCACTACGAGCTCGACTGGTTTTTGCTGTGGGGTTTTAGGTGCTGGCATTCTGGATGCCTGTCTTTTAGCCTTATTGGCTAACCTTAACGCTCTCTGCAGCTTATTGCCTGTCTCCCTCATATGTTTCCGCAACTCTAAAATCGAATCGTCTGGAACCACGTCAAACTCACAAAATGTCCCAGGTACAGCTTCTTCTTTCTTGGCTGAGTCTCTCCTGGCATGTGTCTTCTCATTATGACGCTTATTGCGCGCAGCTTTCGCGCTGGTTTTAGGTTTTCCATCTCCTACCACCGAGATCGTGGAAGATGCTTGCACATCCAACGGTTTTTCCGTTTTAGTCTCTGGGACAACACTGCCTATTGCCCCACCGGTTTTGGATCCGGCCTCCCTTCCAGTTGAGGATCTGGGCTCCTTTGACACTCCCACCTTTGTGTCCGACCACTTGTTGTGAGTGATCCATCTAGCATGGTTTCTCTGTTTAGGAGCACTTCTGCCGAGCTTACGCCCTCCAACCAACCCCTTTTGATTGGGCGCACCGACCGATGAAGGTAAGCACGACTGGCCTTTCGAGGCTGCCATCTCTTTATGTCCTTTACCACCTCCAGTTCTCGCTGGAGTCAAAGCTTTCTTTTCTACAGAAGAAGCGACCTCTTGTGAATTTGTATCCATTGAGTAGGTATAGGTTTGACCTTGCCGGAAAACCGGCTGAATACCGAGTTGGTTACCCAACCAAAGTGGCCACTATTCCACGATGCGTCCAGCCTATATCACTGATGTGTCTTGGGACACTTCGGGCCAGAGTACGGTATTCACTAGTGGATTCCTGCCCACTAGGGCCTTAAGCAACGCTAAGGGTATATCTACATGTAGGGAACCGGTCTTGAGGAGCTTTTTCTTAATCATTTGATTGCTAGGATTGTTTAAGTTTTTAAGAAGTTTCTTAATCAATGACTATTTATTAAGATCCCTCATTATTAGCTTTCAAAGGCTGATTTCCATTAATTTGAG